ACGCTACCTGCGGACACGATTGACATCATCGAACACCAAATCCGCACAGGTACAGGTACAAATCAAACCGATACGAACCTCCAAAGGATCAGTGTCGCAACCTACGCCCAACAAACCAACAAAGAAACGCAAGGTAGGCCGACCCAGATCTACGTCCAAAGGCTCCCAACAGAAACGAAAGTAACTCTGTGGCCTGTGCCAGATAGCACGACAACTTATACTCTTTCATATTATAGGTTGAAAGGCATAGATGGTTTGTCTTCTGGTATAGGATCTACAGTCACGTCTGTGCCCCCTCGTTTTGTTCCTGCGCTAGTTTCTGGATTAGCTTATTATATAGCTATGAAGAAACCAGAAGTGGCTGCAAGGGCAGCTCCACTAAAACAAGAATACGAGTTTCAGTTTCAGCTTGCGGCAGGAGAGGATGAGGAAACAGCGTCAATTAAGTTTGTTCCCTTTGATACCTTTATGGCAGGTGGCTAATGAGCTACGCAAAAGCTAAATATGCGTTTGGTTTCTGCGACAAGACTGGGTTTAGATACCCGTTAAAAGATCTTGTTCCTGAATATAATAACGGAGTTAAGACAGGGTTTCTCGTTGGAAGGGATGTTGTTGATCCCGATCAGCCACAAAACTTTCTTGGTAGAATAAAAATAAACGACCCTCAGTCTTTGCGTAACCCAAGACCTGATAGATCTCTCGTAGAAAGTAGAGCTTTATATGGTTTTGATCCTGTAGGCCATGAGGGAACCCTAATGACCGCATCAGTCGGAAGGGTATCTGTAACGACAACAGAGGTAGAAGCAGTTACTGGTGTGTCAGCTACAGGTGCTGTTGGTTCGGCAACGGTATCAGTTGCGGATAGATTTGACAGTACATCAATTACGTTAGACTCAACATCACAGACATTTGACGAGGGATAAAAGATGGCAAAACAAACAGTAGGTATTGGCTCATCTGCAAATGACGGTACAGGGGACACCCTTCGTGCAGGTGCGGATAAAATAAATGATAACTTTAATGAGATTTATGCTGCATTAGGTAACAGTTCTAATGTTCTTACTGATATAATTGATTCAAATGGTTTATTTGATGTTAGCTCTGGTGCAAATAAAATTGTATTCTATTATGCAGCTTTAAGCGATTTGCCAAGTGCTTCCACATATCATGGCGCTGTGGCGCATGTGCATGCTACTGCGGGGCTGTATTTCGCGCACGGTGGCAATTGGATTAGACTAAATGACGAAGTATCTGGCCCTGTAACTAAGTATACAGCAGGAACAAGCGGTTCTTCTGCATATACTTTTACTGGCCCTGGGGCTACTGCGGGTAATAATCCAAACTTTACTTTTTATAAAGGTCACACATACCTTATAGACAATACGGCAAATGTAAGTAGTCATCCTTTGCAGATTAGAACATCAGATGGAGGATCTGCTTTTACCACTGGTGTTACAGAAAATTATAATTCAACAACAGGATTGACACAATTTATTGTGCCTCATGAACCCTCCGATACATCTCTAGTG